CCCTAATAAGCCCACTACCCCCTTTGCCGGAAGTACCAAGCTTTTTTGAAAAGAACGCTAAGTCTTTCATTTTTTAACCCATAACCAACTTGGTCCCTTATCTCCACGGAAAACAAACCAGGGATTAATTTCATAGGCATGTGTCCACCCATCAATTACATCTTTTACATGCATTTTTTCTCCTCTTACTTTCGCGTAGGCATAATCATGCCCAGCCACAATTCCGCCTTTTTTGACCTTTTTACTCCACTCAGCGATATCATTTGTGCAATGTTGAAATTCGTGATTGGCATCTATAAATACAAAGTCTAGTGACTCATCATCAAAAACTTTAACGGCATCCATCGAATAAGCCCTAATAAGCTTGCAATCATAGGGAGCTAACCTCATTTTTGCATGTTCATACAGCTTGTCCTGTGCTTCCTGATTATATCTTTGTCTATAGTTTCCATAAGAGGTCCATGCATCAATACCATATAGTTTCAACCCTGGAATGGTTTTAAATAACCTCTGAGCATACTTACCCCGTTCCACACCTATTTCAGCTCCTACCTTCACACCTAGTTCTTTTAACAAAGCACCAAAACCCCTTTCTCTCCTTCCACCAGGTAAGTCAATGGGAGACTTCTGATTTAAATCTAATTTATATTTCCTTTGTAAATGCTTTACTACTTGCATAATTGTTCCTTCCAATTTTCAGGCCAGCCCGGTAATGGCATGAATCTATTTATTAATTTATGAAATTTTGGGTCGTTTATCCATCTCTTCCAACAATAAGCATAGCTTCTTCGGGTCATAGACCTACTCAACTTGTACATTCTACCATATCTCTTGCCCTTGTGTAGGTGGGCATACCATGTATTTTTATTTGTTACCAGTTTCCCCCCATTAGTCCAAGTAGTAAAGCTTATTTCTTCTGCTTCCTGTCCCCATCTTTCATAAGCATAATCCATAAATCCCATTTTTCTAAACCACTTTTTTGTCATAAACCAGCAAGATGCTTGCATGGTTATAGTCTCATCCACAGGTATATGCTCGCGCTCTCGCGTACGGGCATCCCACTTAAAACCATGAAAAGTCATAGGTTTGAACTTCTTAGGCCACATTAAATATTCATAGTCAATTGGAGGTCTATTATCTGACTGTGGTTGTAAGCTCCATGTTTCTGCACTCAACCGGTGACGTCTTGGCACCTGTACCCACTTTGGTCGATGGTCTTTTACAAGCTGTTCATCGAACCCTTTTGCAAACATGCAATGGGCGTCTACACTCATAACATACTCTCCCTTACAAACAGCCACCATGGCATTTATACCCTGTCTTTTACCAAGACCGGGAGTAAAACGAATATAGTGAACTCTCCTATCCTTAACAACCTCGTCTTCTGGAATATCATAACCATCTAATATAGGAAACACCTCAATCTCGCCAGTGGCTTTTTCAAGTACATCTTCAATGGTTTTTTTCAAAAATATTTCGTTTTTAGAAGGAATCGCAATGGATACCATGGTTTTAAAATGCTACTGAATAATCTCCATAACTTAATGTTGACGCTCTAGCTGCCCAAGCGGTTGTGTAATCAGTTGTGGTGGCATTGTTTGTTTGGGTAGCGTGAACTAATGTAATTGGATTTCCACTATCATCTAACTTAATAAGATACCAAGCTCCATCACTACTTTCTTGTCCAATGTAGGTTATATTTCCACCCGCCTCATCAATATCATTAACATCGAATCCTGCACTTAGCTGGTTTGTTCCTCTTATCGTTATCATACTATAAATATTCTATAGGACGTATTAGCTACGAACGTTATTCTAATTTTACTGATATTGAGGTTTTCAAAATCCATTGTTTCTTTTCCTTTTAAGGTGTGCTGTCCTCCATAAGTTGTTCCATCTTCGGAAAACTCTATTAAAACAGAACCTGTACCATCTATTATAACATATCCTGCATGTCCAAGTCTACCTATATCGGTTTCAACATCACAAACAGCAGGACTATCTCCAGTTACAAAGCTCGTATTCTCATACGCAACTGTATCTCCATCAATAAAAGCTTGCACCCTTTTTCTATAAGTGTTTGTGTCATGCTCTTCATGAGCTAGTTGGTTTAGTTTTTTTCCGCTTGCTACTCCCATTATACTTCTGGTGATTTTTCGTAAGCCTTTATTGCCTTACCTAAAGAATCTTGTTTTGATAATAACCTAACATATCTATGAACAATGTTAAATCTTTTTTCTCCCCATGTTGGAGGAGGAAGACGTCTTTCAATCTTACTAATTAAAGGAATAAGTTCGTCAATATTGTTTGACTCGGTAGACCTAATGGCCCACTCTGTTATATCAGACAATTTCTGAACTGCTCCATCATAATTACTTTCATCAACTCCAAAGAACTTAGCAACCTCGTAGAACATCGGAGAAGACCTCCAGTGACCTCTTGGAATAAGTAAGTCAATTTCTGATTCTGTCAGAGAATGACTTTCGGTCTCGGTGGTTACCTCCCCAGTTTCAGAATTAGTTGTATCTTTTGTGATAGTAACCTTTCCCTCTTTTTCCGCCGGTGCTTTAACTTCTTTAGTTTCTGCTGGCGCTGGTTCAGCTGGTGCTGTTGCCTTAGTGTTGACTATAGGCTTTACGACTTTTTCTTCCATTATTTGCAGTTTATCCTACTAATCACAGGTAATCCAAATACGGCCATTTACCTTTTCTCTTTAACTCTTCTTTTCTTTTGTCATACTCTCCATTAAATAGGACATGGTCTTTATCCCATTTCTTTTGTCCACCAAAATCAGACCTGTCATGTCTTTTGGTAAAACTTTCATTAGACTGGTCCAAAAAGAACTTTACCCCAACATCATCCCATCGTTGGCCAACTTGAAACTGGTCTCCACCATATCCCATAAAATCTAACTGCTCATCCATGCCGCCAATTTCAAAAATTAAATCTTTTGGAAAGATGCACCAATTCCATTCTGCGTCATTTGGGTAGCATTCATACAAACTTCCATGTTCTATTGTTTTTCGGGGGTCGCTCCAAATATTAATTTCTGGCTTTCCATACTGGTCGAGCCTGTCATACTGGTCTCCAACACCAGAAACGATGACTTTTGATGTTTTTTCCCTACCTACGAGCCCTTCTATGGTGTCTAGAAGGCGTCCTAAAGCATCAGGTGGTATCCAGATATGGTCTTGTAGGCTCACAATATACTTTCCACGGGCTTTCTTGAACATTTTGTTGTAAATTCGGTTTAAAGACCAAAAACCACCACTAAAATCATCCTTAATCCACCTAGCCGTCTTCTGTTTGGGGTCAAAAGAAGAACCAACCAACCACTCAAAGTCTTTAAACGTTTGTTTTGCCAATTGTTTAGCAATAATTTCAAGACCATCCTTTCTAACTGTTGGGGTTAAAATACTAATTTTTGGCATATTCTGGAAAATCTTTAAATATTAACTTATCCATCTCCTTTATTAGAACCAAACTTTTCTTTGACGGTACTGCCTGTGCTTTTCTATGTGGTCTTGCTACCCTTATGTGAGGATATCCTCGTAAATCCTCGTCTTTGAATGTTTCTCCATTCTTTCTTAAAAATAAAATAATGTCTTCAGTTAGGTTTTCTTGTCTAAGCCAAACATCTATTTTACCTTTAAATCTTTTATATAGACCAGTATAATAGCCATTAGGATATCTCTCTGCCAAATTCTCAATAAACTTATTAAAATCACTAGACCAACTACCTTTTTTTAAAAAATGGTCATTTGGACCACCAAGTTTTCCTTTTTTCCGAAAAACCCATAATGAACGATACCATTCCACAGGATGGCGCATAATAGCATAAGATACCTTCCCCTCCTTTTTTTTAATACTAACCATATCTGGAGTAGCGTGTCCCCACGCCAAACCTTGTTCATCTGGAATTTTTCCCCATACTTTTTCATATCCTTTCACAAACAAGTCTAGTGCATTCTTTACCCAGGTTCCTCCAGTTTTAGGAATATGGTAGAAAATTGTATTGGGTAATGCTATTGGCATAGTTCTAAGGCTCTTCTAATTGACTCCTTTTTAAACCACAAATGTTCCTTCTCATCACATAAAGAGATTTTAACATCATCATGTATAGGCATCTGTGCCATATTACAAACAACTGGATTGTGGTGTCTATTCATTAAGACAGAAATAATTCTATCTGCTTCTCTATAAAATATTTCATCTGCCCCATATCTGGCTATGTAAGGGTCAAAATACTTAATCCAGTCTTTTTTGAAAAACTCTCCCCAACCGGCCATACACATCTGAGCTTCTCCATAAGTATTTTTTTCTACCTCTCCTTCATACCCCTCAATCACCGCATGAGTAATTCTGTTTTGATTTTTCATAAAAGAATCATAAAGTTCTCCAATGTCAAGATTTATACAATCATCATCTTGGAAATAAACGATATCATTACTTGCTATAGCTGCCATTTCATATCTACCAAAACTAATATTATTGTCTCCGTGCAAATTATTCTTAATTAAAATCTCGTCAATAAATGAATGTTTGAGTAAATGAGTTATTATCTTCCCCATATTCTCCTGTCTCTTATAAGATATTAAGCATGCTGTCACTTTTCCCATAGGAATTCACTATCAGACAACTCGGTCTGCTTATAAAGTTTGTTGAGCCCAGCCATGAGTTCTCTTTCTATTTTATCAAAATCAGCAATAGGCCCTTTAGATATGTCAATATGTATTTCTCCTCCAATTTTATCAATTTTTTCATGTAACCCATTAATTATCTCTGGAATAATTTCTCTCTCCGCACCTTCGCAGTCTAGTTTAAGAAAGTCGCACTTTTTTATATTGTGTTTTTTAAATATAGAAGCAAGTGAAACCGTTTTTATTTCTTCATAATGCTCTTCATCAAAATCTGGCAAAATTAAATATAGGCTGTTTGAACCAGTATTGTTGTCATGAATATAAAGCTTTCTTGTTCCCGGTATTCCCACTGCCTCCTTAAACGGGAAAATCTTATTTTTATATTTATTATGAGCAATGTTTTTAACTAATAACTTATAATTATCAATAAAAGGTTCATATGCATAAACAATTGCTCCCCTGCTAGCAGCTAAAATAGAAGCAGCTCCAATCTGTGCCCCAATATCAATAACCATCATACCTTCCATTTCCTCTGGCATTTTATAAACGTTCTCTCTAAAAACAGAATTAATTATTCCCCTGTCGCTGCTGTCTCCTCGATATTCAAATAATTTGCCATAAAGATTATTTATCATAGCACCTTCATCATTCTACCAACTCCTTCTTTAATACTTATTTTAACAGGGACAGGGTTCTTACACACAATACCAGCTGAGTAATCTACAGGAGCATCTATATATTTTGGTTTAATTTTTTTACCAAGGGTTTTACCAATTATATCTATAATCTCATTAAAACTTGTATTTTTCTTCGGCCCAATATCCACAATCCCTTTCTCTCCATCCATAGCTTTCTGAATAATATTATCAACCACATCATCGATGTGAATAAACGCTCTATCTTGAGTGCCATCACCGTAAACTATTGGTCGCTTACCCTTTTTCACTGACTCACACCATTGATAAATGGCTGTTGGATGACCTCTATCACCTTCTGTCTCGCCATATACAGGGAAAATTCTAAAACATAAATTATCTTGAAAATATTTAGTTTGCATTTTTTCTATTCCCTTTTTATGTTTAGCAAACTCAGTATCTTTTTCATAGACTAGAGCACTTGATGGCCAGACCAACTTTATTTTATTCATTGCACAGAACCTAAAGAGATAGGTAAAGATTGATAAGGTAGTGTATGTATGATATTCAGGATTTTTCTCGAATGGTAAGTGTGTTGGTGAGGCAAAATGAAAAACAAAATCGCAGTCCTCTGTGGGAGTAGAAATAGTCTCTGCACCAAGTTCTTTTAATTTTTTCTCAATAGACGAACCAATAAACCCATGTCGGCCTAAAATGCAAACTTTTTTATCTTTATATCTTTTCATAGGGGGTATTTTTTTGTATAACTAAAATGATAAAACATTATCTCCTTACCCATACGCCTGCCCGTAACCTTATCTATAGCCACCTGGTACAAAGAACCGTCCTTTTTCTGTTCAAACTCTAGTGGTAGTCTATCATAGCCGTGCCAGGGATAATGGGGAGGACATTTAAACCTAACGTATGGTTGAGTAGCCATCCATGGACCCATAATCAACTCGTCAAAACCATACAACGAGTGAACCTCAAAAGCCTCTTCCCATCCATCGACTTTTTTAAACAAATTGTTTACCTTGTCACAATTACGGTAAATTGAGAATGTTCCATTAAGCTCATTATCCTCATCCGCAAACACATCACAGTCCTCTAAATATTTATCTGTTAAAAAGTGGTCCAGTCTCCCAAACACAACATCCCAGTTTGTATGTCCCCAGAAATCGAAGCCCTGTATATGGTCTTCCATAATTAACCCGTAAGCAGGGTAATAGTCACTAGTAAGCTTGTGAGGAGCATGTCCATCTATATAATTATTGGCTTGTATTCCAAGTTTTCTCTTTATTCTTTCGTCAAAGTCTTCTATGGTCATGGGAACAATCTCTACGTTTTTTCTTCCTTTTATCTTATGGGGTGTAAATATCTTAAGTGTCCATCCATAGGGTGCCAACATCTCAAAATTATCAAAATATTTGTCTACCCAATCAAACGGAGTCCCAAACATCATTTGCAATATCACTTTCTTCTTCATGTTCTTAGATTATCATACTAACTCTTTATATAACTTAGATATTCAGGAGCCCTCATTACAGCATCAAAATGTGGTTTGTTTATACCATGCTGTGACTTATAGCAATTTAAAGCTTGAATCTTAGTTACGGTTTCCTGCCTAGTGGGAACAAGACCAATCTCTCCTTCTGGAACCAAATTCTCCTTGGTATAGGTAGAATAATAAACAACCCTATCTCCCCATATTCTAGTTGCTACATCAGAAACTGCATCATGCTGTCTATGCCCACCCTGAACTGCTGGAGCAAACACCATCTCTGGGTCATATTTCATTAACATGTCTTCCAGTTCAGACTTCACCAATTTTTTATCAGATAATCCAAGGAAGTCAACTTCACACCCGAGTATCCTACAGGCATCTCTACTTTCCTGCCTACGAGTCTCTGGGTCTATATTAAATCTTTCTTTGTGAAGAATACCATCTGTACAAACAACAACTTTTATTGGTTTGTTTCGAAGGATGATGTAAGAGCCAAAAAGTGCCTCGTCGTCATTGTGAACTGCGATGAAAAGATTAGACATATACTTTCCTCCCATAGTTATCTGTTTTATAATGACAAGATTTGCACAGAGTCGTTCCGTTGCTCATTTTATATCGAAGCTTCGGGTGTTTAAAATAAGACTTGATATGGTGAGCACACAATTTACCCCCCACGGCACCACACTCTTGGCAGGTGAAATTATCTCTAACAAGTATTTTTGACCTCCAACGACGATATTTTTTTGTTTTCATCCTCTCTCCCCTCTCAATTGCTCGAGTTTCTCCCAACCCATCAACATACCCCGGATTATTCTTTCCTCGCATGTGTGAACATTCTTTCCCCAGCCAATATCTTATAGGATTAACCAACATCCTTTCTTTAATCATTTTCACCACATGGGGGTACAACTTTTTCCCCTTCCAGTATCCAGGATTCCCCTTGTGCGCCTCAGACATGTGTTTTTGATAAGACTTATTTTTCCACAATTCTTTTGTTTTACAACCAAGGCCACGTTTCTTTAGTTTATTTACATTGATTAGCTTCGCGACAAACGCCTCGCTGATGTCATACTTAATGGCAAGTTCTGCATAAGATATACCGACAAAATAATCTTTACAAAAACTTGGTGTTATTTCCTTAACTCTCTTTTTCGTGATTCTTTTTTTATATTTTCTCGCCATGTTTCAATTATATCTGACTAAAAAGAGTTTCATCATCTTCGGCGTGTTCTTTGATTAAGTTTAATATACTTATAAGTCTATTCTCATATGAATGAAACGCAACAGCTTTTTTCCTACCATTCTTAGCTATTTGGTCAGCTATCTCTGGATTTTCTAACAACATATGCATTTTATCAATCATCTCTTCATCATTCTTATAAGATAAATAGTCTGCCCCCTCAACCAACCCTGTAAGTTCAAGGTCAGGATGATAGTCTTTTAATACAGGCCCAATTGCAAGACATTCAAAAAAGCGTTGAGCGACCTGACTAGACCCCAGATTGGTACACCCTGAGCGAATCCATTGAACTCTGGCTTCATTTATCTTCTTAACATATTTCTTGGGCTTATGGTTCTTACCCTGGTCCTTAAAAGTAAAATTCTTTTTCATTACTTTAAGGGCCCTTTCTCTTTCTATATAAACATCTAATCCTATAGTACCAGAAAATACGAAGTCATATTTCTGCTCTATCTCTGGAATTCTTCTGTGTAAAACTGGGTCGCACGCCTGTTGCATAATAATTTTCCTATCTCCAAACCCTCTAAGCCTATGTGATGTATTTGAAGATGCTAATAATACATCGTCGCAAGCAGCCCAATTAGAAGTATTGGTTTGGCTTCTGTCTAAAAGTAAATCTATTTCCCATATACCAGTCCATTTTTTACCAGTATGAAATATTGAAAATGGTTCTATGTTTAAAACATGGTTGGGTGACGTACCATCGACAACATCTTTATAATCATGCACTTTTATTCCCATTCTCTTAGCCGCACTCAAGAGGTAGTTCTTCTTATTAAATGTTATAGGATTGTCATCGCAATTTATTGTTAGTTCTACCATGTTATTCTTTCAGGATAATCTTCTGTTATTATATCACGATATTTTAATGAATCCAAGTTTGATTCTTCTTTTATATCCATCTTGGCTTCTTTAAGAGTTTGAGAACCGTGATGACCAATCTTTACCCTACCCTCTTTCCTAAATAAATGACGAATCCTTTCAAAATAGTCTCCATCAGACCCAAATGTCCTAAGTCTTTCGTCTAACATCCCATATTTTCCCAATGTTTCTTTTGGTACTACAAAATAAGTGCCAGTAAAACCACTTGTTGTTGTATCTCCTTCAACATATGGACAGGTCACATTTGGAGTAGTGCAAAGGTCAACTAAGTTCCCAGACTCCAAATATGCATCAGAGTTTACTATGAGTGTATAGTCACTCGTAGACATCTTCCAAGCCTTGTTTACATTCTTTGTAAAACCCTCATTCTTCTTGGTATATATATAAATGTCAGCGCAAGACCGTAATTTTTTACTATATCTACCACCATCTTCACTTATAATAACTTGGTCAACCTGGTCTCTGTGACTTTTTACACACTCCAGAGCCATCTCTTCTAACTCTGTACTCAATGTATAGGTTGGAACAACAAGTGTTTTTGTTGTTTTATCTAAATACATTAGCGATATACCGTCCTCTCTGGATGAGCTTGAAACTTAAACCACTTATTTCGTCTATCTGGTGTAGCATGGTTAATAGCTTTCATTGTTTTTATCTCAGCCTCAGAACAACTAGTAACGTATGGTAAACTTATTTGGTCTCGTACAGACCCGTTTACCATCTGATAAAACCATTCCTCATTTAACAACCATATGTCTGGGCTATCATTTCTAACTACGACTTTTGTTTCAAATAATCCAGACTTATCTTCGAATCCCATAGTCTGCATGTCAAGGACGTGCTTAGTAATTGTGTCTAGGTCATCTAGTTGTAGTCTTATGCACTCCTCAGCCTCAGCAGCGACTGTTGTCCTGTCGGGGTGTTTAAATGTCATCAAATCTGCATCACCAATATTTTTTACCAGTTCAGTTGGTTTAATATCTAGAGCAACAGACCCATCAATCCAAATACTATAATCATGTTCTGGTAATAACTCATGAGACAACATTTTATACCTACGAGCGTCCCTTCGTGGGTCTTTAAATAAGCGATTAGCCTTCCTCCACTCCCACTTGGAGTCTTGTTCAAGATTGTTCTCTTCTGAAAAGTAAACATACTTTACCCCATCTTCAAAAACCTGGTCTTCTCTTACAGCATCGTACCCTCCAGTTATACACGTATAAACTACTATTTTCATTTTTTTATTCCTAAATACTCAATGGTTTTTATGTCTAACTTTAAATAATCTCTATTAAAATCTTTATCTACTTCTTCCAAGAACTCTGAAGCAATTAATTTATTTAATTCTTTATATAGTTGCCATCTCCAATCTGGACAACCACTTTCTTTAACCTTCTTATGAAGCTCAACTTCTGGTAAAAGTATGTGTTCCCAATCGCCTATTTCTGGTCTTAAGTGGTGGCCTAGTGGGCTGTAATATAGGGGAGAGATAACTAAATAAAATTTCCCACCTGGCTTCAGTCTTCCAGATATCAACGAAACAACCTTTTTCCAGTCCTTCATATGTTCTAGGGCTGACAGGGAATAAATAAGGTCATATTTCTCATCTCCCAAAATATCAAGATTGTGAGCATCCATTTCTTTGAAAAATATCTTTTTCTTTTTTAGTTCTTCAGAATTGACTCTGATACCAGTAATGTCTATGGCGTCTACCCTATCAAACTTCTCTGCAAAGGCTCGCGTGTGAGAAGCATGACCACATCCTACATCTAAAGCTCTCTCACCCTTAAAATTATGTCTATCAACAAACAACTTACCCATATCGTAGCCAGCCTGTATTTTTTTATTTATCATTTATAAGCTTTAATTATTATTCCAGGACACTTAAGAGAAACATCATCTTCTCTGTGTCTCCAGGTTTCCTTTATTTCCACCTTAGAAAATATTGGATTAAAAAAATGTTTAACCAACTCCTTTGTCCAAATAATTTTATGCAAATCCTCAATCTCTGTATGTTTTTGAGGATTGATTAAATCAACACCAAAAAGCATTCTGTTTAGTTCATGTATATCAATAACAAAATTAAGATATGATTCTATATGAGCTTGACCATTATTAGTTACCAGGTGGAGAAGTCCACCGGGTTTTAAAACCCTATACCACTCTTTTAAAATATCTGAGATTTCTCTATAATAAAAGTGCTCAAGTATCCAATGCCCATAAACTTCATCAAGTTCATTATCCTTAAAGGGAATTTTTCTAACATCACCAACCACATCAATTCCTGGCAAATCTTTAGAGTCCATTTGCAGATATCCTTCTTTGGACCGACTATTTGCTCCTCCACCTATCTCAAGCTTTTTTGTTTCCAACCGCTTCATAAAGTAGTTCTTCTAATTTATTAATAGAATATTTCCAATCAAAAGAATCAAGAAGGACCCTGCTCTTCTGCCATTTTTTATACAACACGTCTAGTTGTCTGGTTAGTTGTCCGGCATCACCATGTTTAAACCAGGAAACTGGATAATCTCTAGCATTAGCCTCTAGTGTTGGAGTTTTTGAAGCTATAATGTCTAAACCACATGCCATCGCCTCCGTCATTGGAAGACCCCATCCTTCCCTTCCAGAGTTCTTAATAAAAACGTTGTGATTTTTGTAAAGAGTAGCCATATCTTGGGCTACAAGCTCCATATTTATGATTTGAGTATTGGGGATACTGCCATGAAAATCGCTATTCCAGGTTTTAACAGTGAAAGCAATGTTTTTCTTTTCTTTAAAATACTCTATTGACTTCACGGTAGTGGCCCAGTCTTCCCTACTACTACCTCCAAAATTTTCATGCACCATTAATACTTTAAACCTTTTACTTGTTTGTGGATGAAACACTTTTGTATCAATTCCTAACGGACACACCCTAGCCTTAGATTTCATTCCATTGTTTTTAAATACATTCTTGCACCAGTGGGTTGGAAAAATAACCATATCACACTTGCTCATTAACTCTGGCCAATTAGATTTCCAATCATCGAAAGTTTCTCCTTCGTGCATTGTCCAAAAAACGTTTATGTCCTTAGTATCAAAGCTATCATAATCCGCATAATGAGGTGGTCGTATCCAAAGCTTTACATCATACTTCCCTGGGTCATCTTGCCATAATACTTCATGACCCATAGTGGTTAGTCTGGAATGAGCTACTTTGCTCATCTTCCCATAACCAGACTGCAAAGCATTGTGTCGATTGGCATCGAATATTTTAATTTTCATTCTTTTTTCTTATTTCTTGAATTTTTAAATTACCTTTTTTTCTTTCCTCCAACTCATTCATTTCACCTCTCTTCTGGGCTGCTTTTGCGCTAGAAGAATGGTCGTGGTGAATAAAAACATCTTTTCTCCACATCTGTTTTAAACCTGCTTTAGTAAATTTATCTAAGAACACAACTTCTTGACCGTAAAACCCAAAGTCTTCAGCAAAGCCTCCAACCTGTTTCCACGCTCTTTTTGGAAATACTATACAAAACCCAGACAGACACCAACCGGGAAAGTCCTGAATAAAATCAGACACCTCATATCTTTTAAATTTTTCCTTAGTTTTTTGAGCATTTCTAGCTCCATTTGTAGATGGACCAACCGCGCCAACTCCTTCTTCTTTTTCAAACACTTCAAGTAATTTTTTAAGCCAATCTTGTTCTACAATCGTGTCTGTGTTCAATAAACAAATATATTCCGCTTCACTTTCACCAATTAAACGATTCCACAACTTACCCAGGTTATGGTTCTCAGAAGCATTGTCAAAAACCCGAAGAGAATAAGGAACATCTGTATACTCCACAACCGAGGCCATGCAATCTTTCTCTATCTCTGGTAGCTTGTAACGAACCAGGATTATTTCTGTCATTTCATTTTTCCCTCATCTTGTAATTTTTTGTAAATCTCTCTGTCTCGTTGTTGTTCCTCATGCCCCTCTACCCCAGCAGCCTTCACAGTCTGAGCTTGCTCATGATAAATCTCAACACTCTCTACTTTTTGAAAAATATCCTTCACTCTCTCATCATATTCTGAGTCTGAGCTATATGTTCTCATCTCTTCCATTAGCATTCCCCTCTTGAGAGTGATACTTCGTGGTGCAACCCAGAATGGACCAGCAAGTCGGTCAATATACTGATTTTGGATGACCGGAGAAGTAACTTTCCCGGGAATACAAAGGTCGTTCAGGCTTCCTTTCCTCAGTTGAGTGTCAGAATTAACAATCATGACATATTCCCCTGTGGCAAATCTCCATCCCCTATTAACGTTCTTGGTAAAAGAACCATTTGTTTGATTGTAAATATAGTGGTCAACTGCCCCCATAATCTGTGGACTAAAAACACCTGCATCCTCAGTAACAATTAACTCATCAACCTGGTCTTTGTAAGAAGCAATTGCCTTAAGGGCCTCTTCTTCCAGATGTTGATTCATGGTATAGGTCGGGATGACCATGGAAATCCTTGGTCTTTTTATTTTAGACATTCGTCTATTCCTTTTTTAAGTTGAGCGGAATAATAATGCTGGTCATGTAGTGGTCCATTTAATACCTCAAGTAATTTGGGATTATCTTCCTCAACCTCTACTGGCCTCCCGCACGCGCGAGCCTCAAGTATAGTTCTTTCTCCCCCTCCAGTAATATCGCAAGGGACATAAACTCTTTTAGAACAATTATAAATATTCCTCAACCTTGTTGGGTATGTCATATCCGAAATAGCAACACTATCAGCTATTAAATCAGCAACTATATCAAAAGATTCTTTCCAGTTATTTTTCTGAATCTGACCTATAACAAGTTTTGTTCCCTTCTTCTTTTTTATAAGATGAAGTCTCTTCCATACAGCAAAAGCGCCAACAGTTAACCAATCCCAAATTAATGGAGCATTTTTATTTGAATTAAAGATGTTCGTATTTGTACCAAACGCATGTACGATATTCAGATTTCCTTCTATTTGTGGCTTATACCATTCTGTTTCATAAAATAAAACATCATATTTTCCGTCCCCTGTTGGTGGCATTGCGTTTCCACCTATACACAAGCCTATCTTAGACCTTGCACCATCATGTAGAGCCTGCAATAGTTGGTCAACAGGACTACCAAAAGCTCCCCATCCAAGGAATAGGTCTATTTTTTCTAATGCCTCTTTCGAACCATACTTCTCTCTAAAGGCAGACCTCTCCTCTATTCTATAAATATTAAACCTTTCAAGATTATAAAATTCTTCTAAAAGATTTAGGGCTTCCCACAGACCATCTCTCCAGATTTCTGGAAAAGCGTGGTCATAGATGAAAACCAGTTTTGGTTTTTTCATTATTTCTTACCTTTCTTTTTTTCTAAATTTGCTTTCCTAGCAGCTCTTGCTTTTTCAAGGGCAGCAAGTCTTTTTTTTCTTGTTTTAGCAGCTTTATTGTTAAGTGTTCTTGAACGTGTTTAACAAATGTTGTTAGTCCATCCTTTTTACTAAAACACACTGGGCAAGTAAAAACTTGTCCGGGCATTTCCAACTCGTTTCCATCCTTATCAACTAAAACAGCCAATCCTCCTTTTATAAGGGCATCCGCATCGGTAACGTCAATAACGTCACCTATTTTCATGTCTAGATTTTCTGATGGATTCCAATTTTCTGAAGTTTTTTTAACTAATGTCATTTATCTGTCACCACCTTCTCTGTCTGGGTTTTCCTTACTGTGTCTAAACCCGAATTTTTTAATAACTGTTTCCATATTTGTCCAGCATGTTCTGGTGCCATAAAATGTTGTGACACGGCTATTTCTAAAGCTTTTGCCAACCGAAGCATCTCTTGTGGAACAGAAGGTATTGATGGTTTTCGTACCGGTAAAGATTTCATTTTAAAATTTCCCTAAATCACGCTTTGGTCTATCCATTGGACCAGAGCCACTGCCCCTATACCTTTTTAAATATTTGCTTTTTTCAGAACAAATACGACTACAATATTGTGGTTTAGTATCTCGAAGGTCTCTCAAAATTACTTCTTTTCCACACGCTGGGCATTTACCCTTGGTTCTAGATATTGCTGTATTTTGCATTATATCTCCTTTCTTATTAACATCTCGGGATTTTGAAGATGTACTCTAAATAATTGGTCCCAGTTGAAGGCCACCCTTTCCCAGGTAAAGAAGTCCTTCGCCCATTTCATCATTGGGATTCTAATTTTTTCTTGTTTTTCTTCATCTTTCAACAGGTCAACAAGAGCCTCAATATATTCTTTTTGAACATCTTTTTCTGTGATATCAGCATCTATCTTAATTCCATTTTTAACAGTCTCATTTAAAGCAGCTAAAGTAGTAGTAACAGGAATGGTTCCAAGAATTTGTGCTTTCATAGCTGTGATACATGAAATCTCTGTAAAGTCTGTTGGATATGCCCATACACCAGCACCCTTAAGTGCTTCATGTAGTTCATCATGTCCAACTCTACCGTGGTGTATAATCCCAGGTTGCTTCAACATCTCTAACATTCCATCTTTCCACTTCATCATCGCAGGATTATCCCTATGTAGAACATCGAAAGTATTGAACCCATAATAAACATCCAAAGATGCGTCTGGGACTTCCTTTTTAATCTCTGGCCACATCTTAAGTAAGTGAATAAGACCTCTGTCTGGAGAAGAAGAATATATCATCTTCTTAGAGTCTCTCTTGTTCTTCTTTGTTGGTGGCTTAAGCTCGAAAGTTCCGTTTTCAGTCAAGAATGTCTTATTTTTAGGCATCTCTTCGTATGTACCATCCTTTTTAAGCACTCTCAGTAGTCCTCTATGGTATTCTGACAAAACCGCAATCTTATTAACCTTATCAACTCTTTCTTCTGTAAAGTCTGCATTATTAGGAACATCATGCAACCAGACCATTGTGAATTTAGCTTTTGGCTCTAAATCAACAAACCCTATATTTCTCCACAAGATAAGAACATTAAATTCGTCCTTAACATTAATTTCATGATACTCTTTATAAGTTATTCCATTAAAGTCCCCAGCTTCCGCTCCTGGAGCAGCATATACTGTTACTTTCCACCCCAGCTTCTTAAGCTCTTGAGATAGGTACACAACAGCTTCCTCAGACCCACCTAGGCCAGTCTTAACTGACTTTGGTGTCCATGGCTCAACTCCAGCACCACAAAGGATGGTAATTTCGTTTTCTCCCCACTTTCTTGATGGTAAAAATCTATGTTTCATTTCTGAAGCAAATCTCTCACCATCCATATCTGATGGTATTGATTTTGCTAAGTATTCTAGTTTTTTCTCATTCTTCCCTTGTGCTTCTAAATACTTACCTAAGAAAACAAGAGACTGAGCCGCCTTATTCCCAGACATTGCTCCTCGTGTGCTCTTCAGCCTATCATCAATACTTTTCTCCTTTGGCAACATTTCCTTAAGTGCTTCTAAGTCCTGAATAGCTTCCTCAAATTTTCCTTCCCTGAATTTAATAAAGAAATCTGTTTCTAAAGCCCTGCTCTTCATGTCTCTAGGAGTTGTAATTAAGGTTGTGTCTGGAGTATCAAAAGATGTTGCCAACTGCAACCAGTGTTTCGCCTTTGCAAAATCTTTTGAGTCTCCTGTTAAGGTATAAGCCATAGCCAAATTTACATAGTGCTGTGGGTATAGAGGAGATTCTTCGATGGCATTCTGGAAAGCCTCAACAGCTATTGATGGTGCCTTCTGGACAATTGCCATTTCCCCAATATGACTCCAGGCAATAGCTCTCTCTTCTGGCCAACCAGATGGAGCAATATAATCTTTCTCTCCCGGAGTTCCCTTGCCCTCTAAATATGTATGAAACAATCTTAATGCTCGGTCCCACCAAGCCTGTCTTTTGGTACATGAATAACAATACATTCCTTCATGGCGACCTTCATAACATTCTCAACTCTCTGCTCAATCAATGTTTCATGAAGCATTCCAATCCACTTGAAAGTATCATCATTCCTAATGATTCTCTCTCTTTTGTGATTAACTAAAATGTTGGTAATATTTCCTTCTTTATCATAGTCACATTTATACCAGTAGTCAAAGAAAACAGCAGCCCACTTCATTCTATAGGCTTCTTCTGCAATTCCCCTAAGTTTTTCGGCACCCCTCAAGACATCGTCTGCATCTTGCCAGTAAAAGTATATATTTTCACCCTTTGGCATCTGAGACATGGCAAAATTTCGCGCCTTAGCAAAATCATCTACCCACTTAAAGAAAGAAACCTCTTTATCTCCATATGTCACAACAATATAAGCCCCATCCATGTGGGGTAATACTGATTGAATTGAATCTTTAACGATTTTTGTGGGTTCGTCTTCTTTCAAAATCATTGAAAGAAAGAGTTTTGCTTTGTTTTGTTTCATATATGTAACTAAAGATAGTGGTCAAACCTACTACCTATGGTCCAATATTTAATTTTTAACTTATACTAGCTTTTTGTGGTCTGAGCCGGCTTTTGTGCTTACTCTACCTGGAAGTCTAGATACTTTTTGTAATTTAGCTGATGAGCTGTCTGTAACACCTTTCTCATTAGTTAAATTGACTGATTGTCCAAAAGGAGCTTTATCCATTGCATAAGACTGGTCTGCCTTAATAGGAGCATTATTATCGTCTCCTTGCTGGAAACCTCTCTTGCTAAAAGGTTTTTTCTCAGACGTCTTTACCATTGGTTTTAAATTTTTATCGTAATCTGTTGTTGGGTTGTTTTTCATGAATATATTTCACCGCCTTCTAAGAGTAACTAACTAATAATTTCAACATACTAAACATAATTTGTCAATACTATGCATTTAAATAGTATCTAGCTTTGTTTTCGTTGATGTATTTTGAGGGAGTTTCCCCTATTGAAATAACTGCTTCTTTCCACAGTGTAGAATTATCTGCTCCGACAGAAGGAGTGTCTCCACCATCTATTATAACTTGCTTAAGCCATAAATCCTCTAGGGAACCAACTGACGTGTAATGAGATGGGTCTACTGTAATTTGAGATAGATAAAAAACCTTTCTGAGTTGATTGTGTGGAGTCTGTGCTGTAGCTCCAGTAACATTCTCCAACATAAAAGTTCGTTCTATAGCGGTTAAGTTTATAGCCATATCTATGTTATATCAGACTAAGCCTTCTCTGCGATAGCAAATTGTGGGTACTTCTTTAAAAATGTCCTATAAAATTTTTTGTCCATAGGAAGCTGGTCTGCCTTATATTGTGTTCTTATAAGTAACTGTAAACTCATAGGAAAAATTAAAGTGGCTCTTCTCTCCATATCCTTTCCCCCTTTTGTCTGTCCAAACTTCTTATCATAAAGTGTTTCCCTCTGTTCAGAAATATCTATTTTTAACGCCTCGACCTCTTCCGGCGCTTTTTTCTGCCATGCTTTAACTAGCTCATCAATAACCAGCCACGGGTCTTTCTTTTTTCGAAGCTCATCAATCCTCTCAGCTAGTTCATAGCTGTCTGAATTTACGATTCTTCCTGTTTCTGTAACAATTAATTTACTCATATATTTTTCAATAGGTTCGGAGGGGAGTAAAACTCCCCCCGTCGCCCTGTTGTTTGTATTTGGCAATCTGTGTGCCAGTCCCAAATACTGTTTTCAAACTTGTCGGTGGGTAGCGGGAGTGAAAAGCCCCCGGTTCTGTACGCCCCCCTAGCTAAAGTCAGAAGACTAAAAAGTTAGATTTAACCGTTTTGGTTATATCCTGTTCTCTTTAAGTCTGCTCTTTCTTCAAGAACTTCTAGTGTGAACTCTGTCACCCATTGACCTCTGTCAGCGTCACCAATCTTGCTAATCTCTTGGAAAAGAGGTTTGTCAAGGTAGGCAATTTTGTGCATTTCTTCTCTTAGACCGTAGACGGTAGTTGTACCGGCGGTGTTCTGAACGTCTCTGTGATGCATGATTCTATGTGAACCAACAGCTGAGTCGTAAACGAGAACGTCTTTAATAAGACGTCTGTCTGAAGCGTCAATATATCTAGTAGAGTTACCTGAGAATCCAGCAATTGCTTGCTTAATTTTCACGGTACAAAGAACCATATCGAAGACCTTGTCAGCTGACACCGCAGTGTAAGCATCGGAAGCCATGTCGTTTAGTTCTGCCTCTGAGAATGAAGTACCGGAATTTCGAGCGGTAGCATTAGTCGTAATGAAGGCGTTTATTCCTGTCATTGTCCTAGCGGTACCGGATGAACCGGAAGCCTTTGTTGAGTTAAGAATGGCATATTCCATCTTTAACTTTAACTGACGTAAACCGTCAGACTTCTGGAACGCGTATGGGTCGCCGATAGCGGCAACGTTAACTCGTCTCTCTGTTCTGGAAACTTGAATAGATTGTGGGATGATATGCGTGATGTTACTCTCTCTGGAAGGTGCAGTAAGGTCTGCGAATTCAGCATCCGCTCCTTCAGCAGCTGAACTTGTTGACGCAGGTCGTGAAATGTTATATTTCAACCACTCGTGTAAAGTTCCTCTGGCTGTGCTTGTTCCAAAAAGCGTCATCAACGGTGTCTCATCTGGACTCACGTCCGCGAGGACGTCCATTAAATCTTCTCTTCTAGAAGTATCTTGGTATGTAATTAAACCCCAAGCCATGTTATATTTATTTTCACCTCCCCCTAATAAATGTTTATCCATATCATTTTAATCCCAGTAATGGGATGATATGGAATCCACACTATGGGGTTGTCGTAGTCTTTTCTCCAACGTGGTCAGTATTCGCAAGTCTCCTTGCAATAGCTTCTAGATTTCCCTCTCGAGATAATCTAACAAGCCTTTCTCTGTCTTCTGTTGGTTCAGACTGTGGTCGAGCCGGTGGTTGTTGTCCTGCCGTATCGGCAGCCGCCTGTTCTTTCAGTGCTTGAGCAGCATCAACTGGTGTTGTTGCGTCTCCTGCGACTGGTGTAGCGGGAGCTCCTTCTGGAGCCGCTGTTGTTGTAGTTGGTTCAGTCACGTCTGTTTTGACTTCTTTAGATGATTGCGCGTTTTTAACGTAGTCGGCTGCTTCTTTGAAATGCATTGGTCTCCCACCGTAGTCTTCTGGTGATGTCATAGAATCAATCAGAACTGACCTAACTTGTCTGTGAAATTCTTTATCATGAGTATCTGACTGAGGATTCAGTTCAGGATACGTAGAGAAAGTCTCTCTGTTTTGTCGGTCAATATCTTTTGCTTCTGACGTTTTGATGTAGCTCTGTACCGCTCTTTGAGCGTTGGTTGCTTGTGTATTAAGGGCCTCAATCTTATCTTTAAGTTTGATTTCATTAATAAACTTTTGACCTGTTACAGGGTCTATCTCAACAAAATCCTCTGGATTTACTTTATCTTGAGCTTGAGACTGTACTGGTGGTTGGTTCAATGGACTAACTTGTTCGTTTGCTTCTTCTCTCCTCTGTTGAGCATCCAATAGAGACTTATTTGCCTCCATTAGTTCTTTATTAGAATCAAGCAGTTTGTCAAACTGTTCTGTCGTCCTTTTATTTTCTGTATTTATTGTTGGCTTACTAGGTGCTGCCGGTGCTGGTGTAGCTGAAACTGCTGGTGCCGCTGGTGTAGCTGGTACCGCAGGAGCTGTTTTAGCTGGAGCAGGAATAGTAGCTGCCTTTTTAGAAGCGTCCTTTACGGGCGCGTTATCTTTGGTTGCCAAGTGTTTTCACCTCCTTCTTGTCGTGTCCAGTTGTTTTCGGGAGCTCGGACATCTCTCCCATACGGATGTGTGGTTTTCCGTACACATTGGCTAATTTTTAAAAATGTGCTAAAATCCTATGGCCTTTCCTTTCGAAAATAATTTGCCATCACGGATTTCCAAGTCTTTGCCAGTAAGGCCGAAATGGCACTTCTGACATCTAACGCCACCTGGCGCAGTTTTAAAATTATGTTCGCATTTTTTATGTGGTAAAACTTCTTCACGATTGAGTTCGTTATCACCCCAGTAGTCAGCAGATTTAACTTTGTAGAAATTATCTTTTGAATTCCACTGTAAACTTTGCGGGTCTGATTTAGGAAGTGGCGGTAATACTTTATCATTTGGTGACATTTGCTATGTACTGGGTTAGCCTATAAGCTAAATCCTCATTGTCTTCCTTTGTAACTCACCAGAACGTACTTTGTCAAGATACTCCGCCTTTTCTATGATTTCTTGAATACCATTTAACAGCTCTTTTGCGTTATTAGCAGCGTGAAACCCGTTAAGTTCTCTCCATTCCCAATCGTCCCTGTTGTCAACCTCTCTTGGGTCAACCCAGCTATGGTATGCTGCTTTTTCTAATTGTTTGACTACAATCTTCCAGCCCGCAGTCTTAGTCATCTCGTAGACAGCCTGTGCATCTCTTAGTTCTTCAACTTCTTGTGGTTTTAATGGGTTTTTGACCTCAGCGGCTTCTTTTTGGTCCTTTTTCGAATTAGACATATTTAAATTAATTATTAACCAGTAGGACTTTTACTATATTGGTCCTGTATCTGTTTTAAATATTTTGGATTTGGTTGACCAAGATTCTGGTCTTTTGGCTCATCTGGTTTACTTAATCCAGGCATAGTTTTCGCTAATTGATTAGCACCCTGTCCATCTCCCATTTCTTGAGATTCACCCTGTCCTTTTCCACCAAACATACTCATAATATCTTGTTCTTGACCTGGTGCTCCACCTGGTGCTCCACCTGATGTTTCCTCGAAGTATTTTCCAGCGTCACCGAAACCAAGGTCTTCCAACCATGTGACAAATAGCTCTTTAAATTTAGGTTTAACTCCCTCTTGTTGTAATAGGGCCAATAAATTGGGATTAGACACAAGTAGGGAAACAGCAGTTTGTCGACCCTGTCTCTTTTCCTCATCTGCACTTACAGTCATAGACTCAACATCAACTGAAAAGTCGAAGTTACCTCTTAAATCCTCTGGTTCAATATGAAGTTCACCATATAGACCATCATCCTCTTTTTTAAACTTTGGTATCAAATTAATATTACCATCTTTACTATTGTTTACAGGATACTTAGGAATGGTTAAACCCTTTCCTTCTGTAGCTTCGGACAACTCCTTAAGGTCAAGTCCAAGAATCTCAGACTGTTTCTTTAATAGTTGTACGGTAACATCTTCTATTTCTTCATCTCCAAGTCCTTTTCCTATAAAATAATCCAAAGCATCTTTCCCAACTATTCGAATCGTATAAAACTTCTTCTCTGGGTCTGTAAAGATAAGCTTTTGATTCATCATGTGCCACAACATCATCTGTCTCTTAATAGCGTCTGCCAACATTAATTGATTATAATTGTCTCTAGCGTTCCTCTGTAGTTGCAAGGCTTTAACCTCTGTAGCGGTCTTATCCTGTGAAAATGGTCTCATGTTTGAAACACCTAGAGATGTTTCTCCCAGGGCGTTCATCATAGCCGCGACCAAAACAGAATAAGTGTTATTGAAGTATTGAGCAGCGTTTGACTTTGATTCAACCAGTCTAAAGTCAGTTAAAGGGTTGCTCATTATCCATCGAGCACCCTTACCCCACTCAAGCGTATGTTGTTTCACTCCTGGACCAACAGCAATAGGAGAATACAGATTTTGATTAATTTCATCGACATATTGACATAAAAGAGCGTTAATAGCCTTCTGAAGACCCTTAACTGGCTCAATTTCTGATAAACCATACAAATCATCATCTATCACATAGTATCTAAGCATTACTATAGGCAGTTCGTAGTTTTCGTATGGATTTGGAATGTCTCTCAAGATAATTCCGTGTTGGGGAGCAAAAGTAATCCATCTATCCTTCCTATATTCAGTACAAATCTCAACAGTTTTAAAAACAAGGTCTTTAGACATTGGGTCACTCTCTAAGCCAGAAATTTCTCTATTCTTTGACCTCCAATTAGTATCTCTTGAATCTCCGGTACCACCCTTTTCAGACTCTGTTCCTATGGAATCCCTTAAGGTAGCAATGTTTTTATAAATTGGCTTTTCTCTCGCATGGTCGTTAACTCTTTCTAGTTCTTGCATGGTGACATATTTCCTCACCTGAATCCAATTACAGCTTTCTATAGATGTAGCCGTCATGTCGTGCGCAACATCCCTATTATTCAAAATCTCCATGTCTGGACCATCAAAAACAACCTTGCCTTTTCCGTCCAACTCATATCTCCATTTATGCAAAGCAAATGATGCCCCATATTTGCGAGCATTAATATCCATCAGCGCCCACTTCTGCAACATGGTTCCACCACGAGTAGCATTGTCCCACTGATAATCTAGTAAAGCATTGTTAACTTTTGCGGCCAACATATCTCCGCCTTCCCTAGGAATAAGTCTTCCCTTAGGTTTACTAGCAATAGGGTTACTTTTGTAATGCCTTTTTTAAAGTTTCTTCTGGACGTTGTAAAATTACATTTTCGTTCATCTTGGTAGCTTCTTCTCCACGAACAAAAGCTACTACTCCATCCTGTACTTCAACAGTCACTTTTCCATACCTACTTCCCATTGACAGGTTATGTAAATGTCTTATAACCTGGAAAAGAACCAAATAATTTACTCTGGTCTTTTCTAAGAGCTCCATGAGAACATATATTTCAGGACGTATTTGTTTAATAATATCTGAAAATACCCTTACGTTATTTTCCTCTTCAATATCGTATTCAGACTTCCCAGCCTTTTGCTTCTTAAATTGTTCTTTCTGTTTCTTTGTATGTTTCTTTTTCATTCTATTTAAATCTCCATTTTTCTCTATGAGCCCTCATTCTTTCTGGTTCAAACTCACCAAAGTCGGTATCTGGAGTAACTTGAGCTATTTGCCAAGCCCCCGCGCTCGCCATAACCAAGTCATCATGTCTCTTAGCTTTCGCCTGCGCGCGACCTTTAACTATCACAAATGATTTTAACTGACCAATTTGCTCTTTGTCGTACATTTTTAACTTACCCTGTTTAATAGCTAGAGCCAAGTCGTCAAGCATTTTTCGTCTTGTACCCTTTAATTCTCCTCCAGAGATGTGTCCTGTAGTAACCCAACCGATTTGTCCCTTCTCATGGGTTTGTCCAGAAGCGAAGTCAACCATTCTAAACATGTCTGGATAATTATTTTGTTGTAGCACAAAGATTGTAGCCTGACCAGTGTTTCTTTCGACCGCAAGTTTAGGCCACAAGTTGGTCCTTGTTTGAACATATTTGCCTATGTTATGAAGTTCATATCCAAACTGAGAAGATTCCATCACCTCATTAAATACTATAGGAAAATCAAAATGCTTCTTGCTAAAACAAACCGCAGCACAGAAATCCTGAGAATCAGCTGGGTCAGCAAACATCACTAGCTGTTCATTTATATCTAGCTTACGATATACCCTGCACGGATATTTCTCACTCGCTACGTATGGATTTATTATGTCTTCTTTTTTATCTGTCATCGTGCTGAGGTCTGGAACGAAAAGTGTCCATCTGGTAATATGATTCCGAATTCTTCCGGTATAGTGGCATCTTTTAACATTTTGTTTAACTTGGCTACATCAAAGTAAGGAGAGCCAGACGTGATAAACGCCTCTTCTGGGGTACTTGGATACTCCTGCATCCACATCTGGTCTGTTGGGAACTCCAGTCTCTTCTTCTCCACCCATTCTTTTGTGTAAAATTCTTGCCATCCAAAGAACCTTGTAGTATAAGAGCTTTTCCCCTCTTCAGCCCTAAGCCACTCTGAATGATAAAAATTACCCTCACCATTAGCAGTAGATTCAATAAAAATCATTCCCCTATCTTGGGGAACCTGCTGTGAAGTGGCCAAGATGATTTCCTCCGCAGTAATAAGCTCAGTGTCTTGGTAAAAGGCGCCCTCAGAGAAATGGACGTTCCTGGCAGAACCACCACGACCTCCGACCTTAGTACCAGCCGTACCAATGTAGAACATTGCGTTATTGGTAGCGTTTTCTAACATGTTTTTACTATCGGTCTTTAAAAGCTTATCCATGTCCAACCCGTTCTTTTCGCAATAGGACTCCAAATAAAACTTTACTTTCTTAAATAAAAGTTCTGTAGCATCTTTCCTATGGGATATACAGATGGAGATAGAATATGGTCTGAACAAAAAATCTACCGCAAAGAGGGCCAAGATAAGAGAAGAAAAACCTTGCTGTCTGGCTTTTAAAATAATATCACGAATACCATCCATGTGCGGTGTCTCTTTAAGTAAAACTTTCATGTATTTCTTCTGCACCTTATTTAACTTAAATGGAACAGGAACCTGATTCTCACGGTCCAATACCTCAAAATTTTCTTCTATGAAATTAACGTAATCAATCTTCATCTACAACCTCTCCCTCGATTGCATCGTCATCGAGAACATACTTCTCTAACATCTTCTGTTGTCCACCAATAATCTGAACAATTCCCGGATTGATTTGGTTCTTCTCATCTTTAACAGGATTATTGTGTCCAGCAATTGCCATTAGCCTATCCCACCAATCAGTATTCTTAGACTTTTCCATGTTTTGCACGGCGACATCAAGTAATTTTCCATAACCAACATTTTTACTCTCTAAATAAATTCTCCCAACCTCTTTTGCTTGCTTAAGCATTCTACTTCCCATCACTGCCGCACTCGCGCGTGTAGATGGATTAAAAACAATCATTGCCGCCTCTGTGGCGTTACCACCATTCTTTAAATATTCTTCTAAAAATAGGTCAACTTTCTTAAACTCTCTTAGCTTAAGTTCTTTCGTCTTTCTCTTCTCAACAGCCTTTTTACCAGACTTAGCCTTGTCTATTGTCGCCGGTAACTTAGCTTTCTTAGTTATCTCTGGTATTTTATTTTTTTTCTTACTAGGCATTGGCTATAGCTGGAACATCATGAGGAAGTGGGGCCCTGACTGGAATCCCATCAATCATCTTAGTTGGAGAAACCTCTTCTTTTCCCCATTTAGAAATCACAAAGGTTTCATCACCCCATGTGTGTCTAACTGTTCCAAACTCTGACGCTCTATTAAAAAGTTCATCCATTACTGTCTCATTACTTCCAAGCACCTCACTTATTCTAATTTCTCCAGAATATCTATCCTGTAATATTATTGTGGTAACTCCAAACAAAGCCTTTTCTGATATTGGACCAGTTAAGTTAGCTAATATCTGATGGTCAAGCCTTGGCTTGGCATATGTTTTTACAATTGCTTCCCAAGATTTAGTTAAAGGAGCCCTTTTTTTCTTTTGAAGCCTTGATTTTATTTTTTTGAACATTGTTTATTGGTTCATTAATAATGCGCCGAACCGCGTGACGAATGAACTCCGAACGATTGTAAGAATTTATCTTACAAAAGGAGTCTATCTCTGCCAACAATAAATCGGGAAGGCTGATAATAATTTTTGCCATACATAAACTATATATAGCTAAAACATCATTTGTCAATACAAAGCCCACAAAGCCCACCGCGCGTGCAAGAAAAGAAGCTTTGTTAATTAATTAACAAACGGCGCTAGCATTCCTCGTACCCAGGATGGGTTTTCTGGGCTCTTTTTTCTTCAATATTGACAATTATCTTTGCAACTGCAATCAACATGTTGTTGAAGACAGAATCTTTTCTTTCCTCCATGGTTTCATCATCCATGTTAATAATAGAAGATACAATTTTTTTCATAAGTTTACCAGCCGGGCTCTTTTCATTCAAGTGATTAAAGATGTGATGCATTACTCTATCAGTAACATCAGGTGTTTTCTTTTCACAGAGTGGGCAGGTTATTTCTTTCATAGTTATAATTTACCACTAACTACAAGCCATGTCAACTATCTGTTGTAGTCATACCAAATAATAAACTCTATAGTATCTTTTGCCTTCCTCATATCCAAGTTCCTATTTTTTCTATTTTCGAACTTCAGCTTATAATTATGAATGGTTCTTCTGTCTACCATAAAATATTCAGCTATTTCTGTTAGACTAATTCTCTTTACTCTTTGCACATCTTTCATTTCTTCTTTTTTATAGTTTTTAATATCTCCTCAAACCACCACATCTGGGTCATAGCTATCATCTCTTGATTTTTAATACTAAAGTCAATAGCATAATAATCAAATATTTCTGCGGTTAAATGTAAACATTCATGTAAAATAATATAGTGGTCCGGTTTCTCAAGCCACATGTGATAATGTGTTGAATGTTTAGATGAATCCATATTACTTGGAGGTATAAGCATCCCACTTGCATAACTAGAACTACTTCTTACATCATCAGATGCTCCATTTTTCTTCAGGTATCCAAGGAAAGCCTTTCTATCAGAACCCACAACCACAGTTAAGGTACTCTCTAATGGCCCACCAGACTCTATCTTATATATATTTAACTTAGTTGAAGTCATGTTGACTTATGGACTGGCTGACCTGCAAAGGGCTCACGCCACAGTGAGGGCAAGTTCCTTGGTGAGCCACGGTTCCTTTCTCGAAAAACTGCATAAAAGACTTACGACAATTCAAACAGATATACTTCATGGAATATTTGTTGTCGCCGCAGAATTCATCTGCTAGGTGTTGGGGGAGGGTTCCGTCTATAAGCATATCTAGAGTATATCCTACAGACATATTAATGTCAAGTCGTCAAAAACAAGCCAATTGCCAACCAAGCCATTCCTATCCAAAACATCTTAACACCAAAATTAAACTTAAAATCAGAATCTACTCCACAAGCAATAGCCAATAACCAAATAAAACAAAAAACAAGATAACTGATGTGAACAAATTCTTTAGTTACTATCATTTTCTTTATTCAGTTTTTCAGCTTCTTTCTTAATCTTCTCAACATCAGACTTTTTGGTGGCAATCCAGTATTTGACCACGAAAGGGCTGTCAAAATAATCCTTCATACCCCTTTTTTCCACCATGCTAGCTGGATTTTCAATTAATGCCCCATCCCGGTGTAAGTAAAAAAATGTTTTTTTCATTAGTATAGTTTTCCAATTATCCACCCGCATATAAACATAAATCCCATTAACGAGAAGAGCTCTTTTTGACTTTCACCTATGTCTGTAAAAAATTTATTCATGCTTCTATTTTGTCACATTTACTGCTTTTTGTCAATATCTTATTAAAAGTCGTCAAGAGCTGGTGCCTCTAGGTCAAGTGGAGGTGGAGCTATCATTTCTTCAATCACACCAAGGATATCTAAACATCCTTTTACATAATTAACATCTATGTGGTCAGCGTTGGCAAGCGTTTCCTTCCTCAGCTCAGCAATATTATATCTTAACTGGGCTATTGGGGCCTCTACACCCTTTCCTATTTCTTTTAAATTCATAAACCAATACTACTACAAACTAAATCCTCTGTCAAGACTTGTTCCATCGGTCCATCTCTTCTCCAGCTCTCAAAATATTATGTTGGTAAACCACTTCATTCCTATCCGGCATCAATAGTACACTAGCACCGAACATCTCTTCCGGTTGTTGTTCTACCCAGCCGTGTTTACGACTATAATCATCTTGGCTTTTATATGGGCCTAATGCTAAGTAGTGAACTTGGTGTCTCTTGTTCCCAAATGCTTTTACCGTATCTCTAGAGTAACCTTTCTTATGATTATGGGCTGAAACTACGATATTACTTCCAAATGCTCCACCATGCCTATTAACAGCTCTCATTTGAGGGTGAGTATTATTATAAATACTTGAGCCGGGCAACTGATGAGCCATTGTTATGTTATAAGTCTGTTCTCCTACATAAAGCGTTAAATAAGACATTCCTTGCATGTAATGTGCTCCATAAGTGTCAGCAAACTCTGAATATGGGTTTACACCCATCTTTTTTGCCCACAAATCATGGTCTCCACCCACGGCAGCCAATAATCGCTTATCTTCCGCAACGTGTTTAAACATAGCCTTCATATACTTCAATTGTTCAGGTGTTTGCTCCATTTGTTCCATTTGAGCGCTATTGAAGAAGAAAGCATCCATAAGGTCACCCATAAAGACGATATATGAGTTAGGTGTACCTATAATGACATCTATTTCCTGTTCTATCCTGTCATAGTCAACAAAACCACTACCAACGTGTAAATCGGGAATAAAATTGATGCAGTTTACCTCATCTGGTAATCTTATCTCTACATGATTGGTTGGTACTTCAAAGTTTTCCTTGAATTGCTCAGCTCTCTGTCTAAATCTAGGTGAATGGTAATCTTTAAATCCTCGCTCCAGAGGGAGTGGTGTAATAAACTCCGGTTCTGGTAATTCTCCTCTCAACGCATACTCCTTTCGAATCTGTGCATCTGAAGAAAAATCCTTCTCATCTGGTCCTCTATACAATCCTTTTTCCATTAACTTAATGGTACCTAACTACAGGCTAAAGAGCAATGGTTATTTTGGGTATGCTTTGTATATATTAAACTTCTAGACAATCCCCAAGAGAGCAAAAAAGCCTCCTATAAGTAAGATGCCTATAATCACTCCCAGCTGAATCGTTATGGTGTCTAATCTATCACATGCCTCTTCAAGCATTTCATCTCTTTTTGTCATACTTTTCTTTAACTAATTCAATAATTGTACAAATCCCTATAAAAGCCATAAAAGCCAATAAGCATTTGCTGGTTAGTATCATTTTAAAATATCAAAGCAAGAATTATCCAAACAATACCAACCGGAACCAATATCGGACTTATTATAAAAATCAAGATAGATAAGAGAAATAGCGCTAGAATAAAAAATAGCAACATTAAAAACGGTAAAATAAATATACAGGCCAACAAATGAGCTAGAAATGGTGTTTTTTCTTTTGTTTTCATTGTTCTAAAAAAAGCGAGGCGGAGATGAATTAAATGTGTGGGATACGAGTAGGGGTTTAAGCCTACAGAGTTATCACCTCCTTTGGTGTGTTTTGTCCGCCTCGTCTTGATTATAATATAATACAGATGGTTTTGTCAAGTTACTTTTTTTTCTTCCCTCTTAATCTTCCCAGTCCTTTTTTAAATCTATCTCCGAACTTTTGTCCTAATTTCTTGCAAGGACCGAAACCCCTACCTGTTAATGGTCCTTTTCCTTTTGGACCTGTTTTGTTTTGTTTTGGCATATCTATTCACCCCTTTCTCGAAAACTAATTATTATGAATATGTATGCACTATACCACCATAACAAAATGTTATCAAGGAGCTTACTTGCTTTTACAAAACAAAAAAAAGAACATTAAGGTTGTGATAAGCCCCAGTAGTGTTCCCGCCAATAAAATTTGCCAAAAATAGGTCATTTATCTTTTGTGTTTAGTAATTTTAATATCTAACATTTTTCCTCTTTCTACAAGGTCAGACCTGCAAAACTTGTCATACTCAGCTAAAGACTTTCCAACAGATTTTTTAATCTTTCCATCTTCAAAACCAAACAACCAAGATAATGAATTCTTTGTTTTCATACCAAGTTTCTTCTCAAGTACATCTAAGCAGTTAATTAAGTCTATTGTTTCTGATAGTGTTAATTTCTTCATCTATCTTTTGTGTTTAGTAATTCCTTATTCTCGTGCTGTCTTTATAAATATTGCCGATTATTTCAAACTTTCCTCTACTCATTCCTTTGTGTAATTTCCAAGAACCCCAGTCTTTATCCCATTTGACAACACAAGTCGTTTTAATAGGTCTGTTTCGGTAATAAGCCCCTCCATTATCAGGACAGATAAATTCCTTCTTAATCCAAGTATTTGTTAAAATATCCCCCTCGTATATCTCCTTACCATTCTTGTCCTTTAAGCCTGTGTATTGTAAAAATACAACATATTCGCTTTCTTCTAATAACTCATTTAGTCCTTCAGTATTTCCCTCAAGTGGTCGGTTGCAACCAATCATCTCCTTACTCTTTTTTAACCAAGCTTTGAATTTAATTTGTTTCATCTATCCTTTGTGTTTAGTAATAGGTTTTTTATTTTGTAACCATTTTTTTATATTCTCACGACCTCTTTCAAGGTTCTTTTGGCAATTCTTACAATCACGGTGATTTTCAGCTATCAAATGTTGTGGATACCATCTAGTGTGTGCTAAACATCCGTTTATGCTCATCTATCCTTTGTGTTTAACCATTCAATAAAAGTTTCTATGTCTGTGTTCTTATGTAAATGACCCCACCTTTCTCCCGTTTTCTCGTATTCCTTTGCACACCACTTGATACTTGAGTCATTGTCTTCGTTTGTTTCTTTGACAAACTTCTTAAATAGTTTGATTAAGTCTTTCATTTATCCTTTGTGTTTAGTAATCATCTTTTCCAATTATATATCCGAGAAACGCAGGGAGAATAAACAACAACATCATCACGAACTTAATCCACAGTTCATCTGGTTTTGTAGTTACAGAAAAGAACATTGTTGTTATGAACACTGTTAATATTATTATTGCTGTTATCTTCATCTATCCTTTGTGTTTAGTAATTTAGTATTCTTTACCTGATAATTGCATTATTCTATTACCCTCTCTTTGTTTTCCATCTCTAAATCCTGTAGCCATGCCTTCTTTTTTACCATCATTAAACCCTCGTTGATATTCGGAGGTTGATTGTAAGTTAGAACCAGTGGTAGAAGTAGTTTGGATACTGGAAGTGGGTATTTCTTTTTTTTCCATCTCTAGTTCCACTTCCTTCCGTGTATCTTGCTTGGTTTGGGAGAGGGCTTTGGTAAATTCACTCACAACTACCTCTAAAGCTCTATCTGCTCCTGACTCTTTGGGTATCGTTTGCTGTTCAATTCTTAGTCTAACCGAGTTAAGTAATTTTCTAAACTCCTCCACTCTAGCCTCAACGCTAGTTGTGGTACGTTTAGGACAATCTAAAGCGTGAACATTATCTCTTGGGTACATACTCTTACCCACACAACACTTCCTCTCCTTTGTTTTATGTAATTTAGTAGTCTGGTTACTGTTTTGCATAGATTTGGTCATTTTAGTATAGATTTACAATGCCTACATATTTTCATTGGGTTAGTATCACTACCTCCGCTATAATGTAAGTAGGGTTCATGTTGATAACAGGTTAGTTTCTCCTTTTTTTTCCTCTTCTTTTTTTTAGTCATTCTTTAGTAATTTATCTAATCTAATTCCCAACTCAATCGGGTCATACAATTTTTTGTTTAATTTTCTTATCTCTCTCAACACTTCCATCCTAGTATCTTGCTTGGTTTGTTTCTCTACCTTTTTACATAAATCATATAAACCCTTTTTGCTTAATCCACACATAAGACAACTTCTTCCTCTATATTTTAAGGAGATAAGACTATTCCATTTTTCAATTTCTTCCTCCCACTTCACCCTACTCTGTATGGTCTTGTATTTCATTTTAACTATATTATATTACGAAATAGGGATATTTATCAAATTAGCTTCTTGAGAAGAATCCGGCCTTAGTTGAATAAACTCCCCCCTTTCAGTATCAAAATATACCGTAACTGGACCATGCATGCCCTCTAGAAATGCTTCTAGCGTTTTTTGGTCGGGCATTACTTTAATTATACTATCCCGTGGTGTGGTTTCTTTCTCTTTCATTTTTCTTGGTCACAAGTCTCCAAATACCTTAAAAAAGTCTTCTATGTTAAAAGCCGGTAATGCCGGTAATCGCGGTGAAAGCGTTTTATCCACCTCTAAATCTTTAATCTCCTGGGCTAACTCGTCAAATCGTATTTCCAGAACTGCCTTTTCTAATGACCTTATAAATTCCTCCCCACTTTTTACATGAACCAATCTTTCTCTTTTTTCTATAAAGTCTAGTATGTCAGAAAATAAGACACCATCTTTATTAAACTCCTTCTCAAACTCTTCTCTAGTGGACTTACAGTGTTTATTTATCATATCTTGCATTATACACTCATTAACAGTAATGTCAACACTACCTTTGTTGTCGCTTCTGAGCCCTTCTAATAGCCTTTAAACGCCCCTTGCGTCTCTTTTTGGTACGTAGGGGAGTACTTATGGTACGTGAGGCATCAGGGACAACATCTTTTATCCTCTCCTCGTTTGTAACCATCATTCCCTTTAGTTGTTTTCTTACTTGAACTAACCGATGCGATGTGGTGGCATCCTTCTCGTTGTGGTGTTTTTCACACAAAGCCTGTAAGTTCATGGGGTCGTTTAACTGTTCTTGCGTCCAACCCAGTTCCTTAGCTATACACTTAGGAGTATGGTGGTCCACAGTCAATCTTTTGGTCTCCGTACACCCTCCCATCTCTTTCGGATGTTGACAGTGCTTATCTCTCTTGAGAACAAAATCTTTGTATTCTGGTCTTGCCATACCCTCATAATATCCAAATAATGAATTTTTGTCAATTAGATACCAACTATTCCAGCATATGCATCAGAAAAATCAACTATATTACCATACAGGTCAGAAGAAAGGTCTTCAGCAAGTCCTCTACCATACATAAACGCGGCTGTCCTGTTTTTTGACTTAAATGACTTATACTGGTTTCCATAGGCTTCCAGCTCTTGTTTTAGCCTAAAGCTATCATCCTTGACATATTTATCCCACCACGCTTCTGGATTACCAGCTTGTTGTCTAGAATGGGTTTTCTCGTGTGTCATCAGTTCCGGAGAAATAACTATGTTGTCAGGATTATATATCTTTTCTCCATAAGAAAATATTACTCCTGAACGGAGGGTAAACTTTTTTCTAATGTCTTCTATGTTCGGTGGGAATCCTTTTACTATTTTCATCACCTCTTGGTCTTATTCCATTCCTCTCTGCTAACCGAATTATTTATCCTCTTCACCTTCACATTCACCTTAGCCAGTTTTACATCACAGTCGTCAAAAGCTATGTCCACATCTCCATCACCCTTCACTCTCACCTCAAATGGCTCTAGCCCCAACTTCTCCCCCCATCTCTTAGCCCAGTCAATACCACTGCCAGACCATATAATCATGTCATTGCCCATAGCTTGAAACCACTTGTATATAGCTATAACATCGTAATTGGGTGTTATCTCTCGTCTCTCAAGAGCTATGCCAGGAATTATTAGTGTGTCATCTACGTCGAATGCTATTTTCATATAAAGAAGTCAATGAGATAGACAGTTTGGTGCATCATACGGTGACTAACTTCCGTTGTGCCTGAGCATTACAGCCCGTCGGGTTCTCAACCGTGGTGTTACAGCCGAGTCGTCAACTCATTCTGGATAGTCTTAAACCAACTATCGTGTGTCTACCTCATTCAATTCTCTGTTAAAGAACTCACGTTGGGCGGGGACTAACCTGTATTTGTTTCCCAACTGCAGATGCTTTTACGAGTACATCAAGGCTCATTGTCCCCGACCTGCGTCAATTCTCTGTGGTAAACATACTCTACCACAAAGTGAGAAAGAAGTCAAAAAAAATTTTAAAAAAAATATGGTGTGCCTAAGGAATAGGAAAAAAGCCTAAAGGAAGAGTATATCCATGCAGGTTGTGTACCTTAAGCTCTACCCTATACCCGTCTACTAGAAAGGGGGGGTGTCCTTTTCTATAGGCTACCCCTACACGCCATACTATAGGTCTATACATACCCCCCCTACCCCCTGCCCCCCCTACCCATACAAGCCCCGGTCTTATGGGGTATAGGCTCGTGCCTGACTACGTCGTACAAGTACCATTATGCGACGTGCCTACGTAGGCGTAGACTATAGGTGGGTGGTGTGCCTACCGGCTCACCTTATAACAGAGAAACATCTATAAAAAAGGACGGATATATCGGGACGGGTGCTATTTATAGGGTATTGACAAAGTGGGATGATTATGGTTAAATTATACCAGGTCAAGAAAAGAGAAAAGCAACCACCCGGCCAACCCCACGCTTAACCTCTACGCACAATAAAATGAAAATTGCCCGACAACGCCAACGCTGAAAAGCACGGCAGGGATAAGAAGACGGTCAAAGCAACCGAGCCACTTCAAGGAGTGAAGCCGACCCGCTGAGAGTCTTTTAAACCCTGCCCGGCATTGTCAACTATTAATAATCAATTATTATATAATAAAATGAAAACACCAAGAAACGAAAAAAGTAACTACAAGATAATAAGATTCTTTAATGACGGTAGGGCAAGCAAGATAAAAGAAACCGGCCTCACACTTAAGGAAGCGCAGGCACATTGTCAAGACCCGGCAACCAGAAAAGAAGGCTTATGGTTCGACGGTTATAGCGATAGAGTATAAAAAAAATGAACTATACAAAAAAAGAACTTAAAGCCATAAAAGCATTTGAAGATAAGATAAACCACAATATAACCCCGGAATCATCAAAGCTATTCAAAGCCGGAAGGAAACTTTTCAAAGCTCACTTAATAAAATCAATCATAAAATGAACAAAACAAAAACAATACAAGGCCGGGACGGCAACCACTACACCAAACTAAAAATATCAGTTAAAAAGGCTTGTTTTATAATCGACATTGATTATGATACATGGTATGGAAATTGGAGAGCCTACAAAGCTAGTCAACCATTCCCTAATAACTTCAAAGACTATTTCGCAATAGAAAACCCATACTGGTTATGCAAGCATGGACTAATTAATAAAACAAATCAATAAAATGAACAAAACAACCCCGAAAGAACTCAAGGCCTTATTTTCACTAGACCACAATATAAAACTATACATTCCTTCAACCGTGGACGTAGATAAAAAAGCTAATACCGGCAAGTATATAACCGAATGCCTGAATTTATTCGGGAAGTTATTCGGCGGGGCTACGTCCTTTAATGCCCGAGGTGCATGGGTAAGCGATACCGCCGGTCTAGTTGTAGAATCTGTCAAGATAGTGGAAGCATACGCAACCGCGGAAGGAATAAGCGAGCATATAGAAACCGTCCTAAAATACGCCTTGAAACTCAAGAAGGAACTCAAGCAGGAAGCCATAAGCCTCGAATATGATAATAAACTTTACTTTATATAATTAATAACTAATAGAATAAAAACATGACAAACCAAGAAACTATAACCAAATGGCTCGATAATCTAGACGGCGAATTTTCAACCGGCAAGAATAGTACCGGGAGCATATTTTTTGAAGGCGACAAAATATTTTCCTACGGCTATCATTTCCCGCTGGCCTGGTTTCAAGGTGGGCGGTCTGTAGTGATAAATGTTAGCAAATACTCCAGGACTACAAGCAAGCACCAAACAACGCTCCGGGCAGAACTTGAAAACTACTGTATAAATGAGTTTCACGAGGTTGATATAGTAGATTTTAGGAAACTTATACAAGGGATACCAATCAAATAATTATCAATCAATATAATAAAAACATGAAACTAGGAACTTATACTACAATAGATACACCAACAAAAAAACAAGCCGAGGCTTTGGCCTTTTTACAAGTAGAATTTAACAAAATAGGCGGGAATGCATGGCAAAAAAACAACCCCCACGATTTTGGAAGCTATCCAAGTTTTGAGATTGACAAGCCCGGCAAGTTTGAATATGTAGACGAGGATTGTTGCTGTGGTGAGTGTGAAGACTGCGGACTAGCTCATGAGTTTGACAACTGGTTAAATAATGCTAATGAGATAGAAGACGCCTATAGCAAAAAGTTTGAAAAGTACCTATAATTAATAATTAATAACTAAAACAAAATGACAAAAGTAAACGCTTTGGAATATATAGAAAACAATATAACAAGACAAGAGGCAACAGGCCGGGGCGGTGGGGTTGAAATAGACCTAGCCGAACTACTGCCGGAACTAGACAACCCGCTTTTAAGTGCATATCAAAATTATCTAGGTGGTGGAATGCTCGGGAGTATACAATCAAATTGCAATTTTGATACCGAAAGTCTAACAGAAAAGCAACAAAAAAAGGTTTTTATACTTGCTGATGAACTAAAAAAATACTTTCATAAACTAACCAATCACACCGGCGACGAGTGGGAAGAGGCAAGTTTTGAAGAAAACCAAGCACGACCGGCAAGTGCATATTAATTAATAAACTATAACAAAATGAAACAACAAAACATTAAAGATTTTACAATCAACCGCAATATATCCGCCAAGTGCTGGACTGAAAACACCCGCTCGGGGTTTCGACACCTTGCAGAACTAACCTTCAAGGATAGAATAATCGAAAACGCCAAGGCGGTTTACTACAACAGAACCTGGGAAACCTTCACTTATGAATCAGTTTTAAAGAAATTATACAACAAGGCCAAAGAAAACAACAGCCTTTCACCCTATCAATTAAGGAAGGTTGACAAGTTTATCAAAGCCGGTGGCCGGGTAGAAGACGACCTAAAACCATTAAGTATGGTGGGAGCGGTTGCTAGCCTAGGAGAGTTATTTTGCGATAATCAAAAAGACAAAAACGACTGGAAAAAAAGAATGCTAAAGGCCGGGACGGGTGAAGGGTTAAACTTTCCGGACGACTGGGACGAGTTAAGCGAGGAAGAAAAGAAAAGAAGGCTTGACGGTGCTATTAATCAACTAACAAAATAATACAATGAAACACTATATAACAATATGCGAGCAAGGTACAAGTTTTCGAGATTATACAGTAGATGAACCGGAAACAGCTCAAGAAATCAGAAGCCATTTTTGGGGGTTTGATGAAGCCAGAACCACACACTTTAAATACTTTACACTTGATTATATTCAAGAAGCTTGGCAAGTTACATTTTATGAAGTTATTAAATAATTAAATACAATGAAAAGTAAAAACGGCATACATCACGACTACAAGAAAGCAATTAAAAACCCCACGACCGGGGCGGTGAGAGGGTGGCAACTATACACCAGAAACAAACACCTCGGTTTTCTATTCCAGGATAAGTTTGTAGGCTACTTGTGGAAGACCAAGACCGGAAACGCTGATATTATTAAATAATTAAAACAATGAAAGACAAAACAAAACTAAAAGATGAGTTTGAAAGCCTGTTAAGAGATGACCCCGATTTTCATTATGACAAGGGAGAATTTAAAGAATGGTTAAAAGATTATCAAATAATTAAAAAAATGACAGATATACAAAAAGCAAAATGCCCACAATGCACAAGTAAAAATATAATCACTCTTGCAGGTGATGGCGAACCAGACAAATTCTTTTGTCTTGATTGTGATTATGAGGATGACAAAGAGAATTTTAACAGGCCGGAAGAACCCGTAACCGAACTATGGAAAGAATTTAACAGTCAACCCAAGACAAAACAAATTATCATACTTAAAAAATACGCCGGTTATGTTATGGAGTACCCGGACACTCACGATAACTCAAACTATCCGGCTTGTTTTCTTGAGTGGTGGACGAGTGATTATCAATCAGAATATAAATAACATGACAAAACAAAAGATAAAGAAAAGACTTCAATACCTACGAGGCGAGATTTTGGCCGAACGTATAAGCTACGGCGAGATATTCGAACTTCAATCACTTGCCAAACATATCAACCCGGGCGACGTCTTATTATTAGAGTGGGCGGGCGTACCAGAATTTAAAGATTAATAATTAATTATAAATAAAATGAAAGTAAAAACACTTATCGAATATTTAAAAGAACTACCGGCAAGCTCTATTATCTATCTATCATCAGACGCCGAAGGCAATAGTTACGCCGAATTATCAGAGGACATAGAAGCAACCGGCAATACCGGGGCGGTGGTACTTTACCCATTACACAAGGTGGTTGAACTTGATTGGGAAAAGTGTAAACCATGCGACACCGAGCAAATTACAATAGACGGTGATTGTAGTGTGTGCGGTCGAAGTAGCAATAATAAATAACATGAACCTATTAAACCGAAAATTTAAATACCATACAGACAACGCCCACGGGTGGGTAGAAGTAACCAAAAAACTACTTGAAAGACTGGGTATAGATGACAAGATAACCTCATACTCATTTATAAATGAAAACAAGGTATTTTTAGAGGAAGACGGTGATTTAACAGTCTTTATTGACAGGTACGAAGAAATCACCGGGAAAAGTCCGGAGTTTATCCGAGGAGTACACCAAGATAATCACATTATCAGACATTATGAATCATATAAAATTAAAACTTAACTCCTCAATCTTGCACCCTCCGGGGTGTGAGGTTGAGCGGTCAAATGCTCAACTTGACATAACAGGTTTTCAAAAGCTCCTCAAATGCGAGGCTTTCACCGAAAGGCGATAGAAGTAGCCTAGAACTAAGTTACAAAAGCGTAAGCCTCACTTTGTCAAAGTGTTATAATTAAATTAAATACAATGAAAAAGAAAGCAATCTACATAGCTAGATATATTGACCTAAACCACGAATGGGATTTTGACTGGTTTACAGCAGAAAAGAAAACAAACGGGCAAGAACCTATAGCAGAATTTGAAAAGATACTTATTGAAAACAACGGCCTGGAAAAAGATGACAAGGTTGCCGACTATTATTCCCAGATTGAATTCTATCAAGTATCAGACGCAGACGTGCTGGAAGTGGCCAAGACATTATTAATTAATAAAACAAAATGAAAAAATCAGAACTAAGGGAAGAATTAGAAGCCTATCTAAAACTAGAGGAATCAAGCCTCGAAGAAGCATTTAAAGGCTCGGAGTTTAACCTAGATTATCAATTAAGCGACGCAGTAGAAAATACCGTGTTTATCTGTATCGAAGACGTATGTATTGGGACGGACGGATACTACACCCATGCCGACTGCTGGATTGACGAAATAGATTACAATGTTATTTTAGATACAGACTTTCACCTAGGAAATAATATAGACGAGTTTTTAGACAACGTCCTTGACCTGATAAAAAAGCGGGACGACCTAGAAAAGCGATTATCAATAATTAAACCAATAAAATGAAACTATCACAACAGGATTATCAAGTAATTCACGACATACTAACTGATATGATAGCCCGCGAAAAGGCAGGCAGTAAAAACGCCCGCAAGATAGACGAGGCAATCCAGGCATTAGAAGCCGTGGGACATTATTAAACTGATAAGATGACCAATAGATTATCAAACATTATGGCGGTCGGTAGTTTAAGAAGTAAAACACCGGCGTTACCACCGGAATTGCAGGTGCGACTCCTGCCCAACCACCGCCAACTTAATAACATAAAATGAATAAAAACCCGTTCACCACATTTGTAAACATTTTTGTCAATCTAATTGTAATATATGCCGTCTGGCATTATGGCCGGTGGTATCAAAGCCAACTACAAATTAAGCAATCCCAGTACGGGCTTCACAATCTAATCAACGGCAACTATACCCGCGAAATGTGGTTATCCGCCAGGTTCTATGAAGACGACGATATCATCACCGACTTTTTAAAGTGTGCCGGCGAATCACGACCCATATCAGACCCCCACCATTATCAATCAATTAATAAAACAAAATGAAAAACATAACCCTCGAGTTAAATACCAACCTACTCCCTATTTTTAGCGGAACTTATAACACCGGCTGGGGCGTAACAGAATATGATGATTATGGTGATGAATTGCCGGTAGAATATAATCACGAAGATTTAATGATAAGTATAGTAAATATTTATAGGCAACATGAAGACAAGATTATAAACCTATTAGGGATTGACTGGATTAAGTCAATTAAGTTTACTAATACATGGTTTAGCCCGCGAGAGTATAACTTTAAGACCGACCAACTCGACCTCAAATTAGAAATTGATAAAAGCGGAATGCTATCAGCCCTTGGTGGATTAATTAACAGCTTTGATTTTAACAAATGGTTAAATGAAAATTTTAGCTCCCGGGACGGATTCATGAGCTTCACGCCAAACAACTATAAAGAACTACTTGACCAGATAACCAGCGAGGGTGAAAGTTATGACCAATCCATATCAGCCCTTATTCAATATCTTGGTAAATTTGAAGACATTGAGCAAGATATTTTGGAAGACTGGCTAGGGAACGGCTATGGTGGGTTAGATTATGAGATTGAAGAAGATGAGAAGGAAGATAATGAGGTAGTACATAAAGAACTACCCGGCCAAATGAAACTGCCCTTGATTGAGTAAGTTACTAATCAATTAAAAAAATATGAAGATAAGTATCAAGTATACTGAAGAAGGTGGAAGGTGTATTGTTCACCGAGTTACCCCAAAAAATGTTAGAAGATTGACCGCCGGGAAAAGCCGGAAACAAGTTATATCAAAAATACAAAATGCCTGTAAGCAATATGCTAGAAGTTATGATGTAGAAGGAAGGTTAAACAACAAGGTGGTAGCAAAATATAATCGTGCCTAAAAAGACCGGTATTAGAGTGCTTATAGAACCGGTATGTCAAAAACTGAATTCTTAACAAACTTAAACAACCAGAAACAAAGCAAAAACTTGACAAGCACATTAGAAAATGATAGTCTGAATGTATGACAAAAACTGAAGAAAAACAAAATGATTTTGACAAAGAACAAATTATGATAGACCACTTGGGAGATGACTGTAAAGATGAACCAGTAGAGCCACCAATAGTAGATAATCCAAAAGAAGACGTGTTAAATGAAATATTAAAAGGACTATGAGCAAAAACGAATGAAACAAGCCCTGCCCACCATGGTATCCCAAATAATTAAGGAGTTGAAGTTGACCGTGAAAGATAACCCAAGTGGTGTTAGTGAGTGGTCTGATGGCGTCCGAGTGTGTGCTAAAGGAATGTTGGAATTTATTAATAACTTAAAGAAATGAACAAAACCCTAACCGCGAGCGAATTAAAAAAAGCATTTAGCCCCACACCGGCAAAAGCAAATTATAAATATGGAAGTTTATTCAGAACTAAAAAATGGACAACCAACGGACATTGGTTGCTACTAACCAGCAAAGAAACGACAGCTTTACAAAAAATAAGAGAATCAGAAAAGGAAATCAAGCTAACCAAATTTATTAAAGAAGTCAAAAGGCTTCCAGCTTACCCGGCAAAAATACAAAATGATATTGTACTTCATAAAGAAAACATTTATATTCAAGTTAAAACTGTAGATAATTCTGAAAGGTTTAATGGCCACTATCTTTCTCTTTTAACTGGGGTTTTACCAGAATCCGTTATGTATTTTAAAAAGTATTTTCCAAATAAAGAAACGTCAATCAATCTTCTAACATTTTACGAAGGCGAAACCCTAGTGGGAATTATTTATCCCATAACAAAAGAAGCGTTAGCAAAAGATGAGTAAACGATATCCTTTCAATGAGGCAACCGTGGTACAAGCCATGAAACTTTATAAGAAAGGCAAAACACCAGATGAAATAATTAAAGAACTTGAACTACCAAATGGAACAACGGGGCGTAACCTTATAGGCTACTGGAGAAAACGAAGTGGAATTAAAGCAGTAAGCAGATATAAAGACTGGGGAATTATTAAGAAAAAGGTTCAATAAATAATCGATTATTGAAGCTATTCTTATGTATTTTCAAAGTATTGTAGAATAAATTGTAACACACTAAAAATGAACAAACTGAAACTAAGACCATATCAAAAAGATGCTATTCAGGGTATCAAAAAAGAGTGGTTAAAGGGGTATAATAAACAAGTCATTGTCCTTGCCACCGGACTAGGAAAAACCATAATTTTTTTACACCTCATCTCTAGTATTGCCAAAAAGACTGGCAAAAAGGCTTTAATCTTAGCACACAGGGGAGAGCTATTAGAACAGGCCAAAGACAAATTGGTTAATGTAGACAATACCCTATCAGCAGAAATTGAAAAGGCTCAACAGGTAGCGGGAAAAGATACTCAGGTGGTTATTGCCTCAGTGCCAACACTTGGACGAACAGGTTCAAAAAGAATTAAAAAATTTAATCCTAAAGATTTTGGAGTGATTGTCATAGATGAATGCCACCATGCTTCAGCCAGTACCTACCAAAACATCCTAGAACATTTTGGATTATTGAAAGACCAAGAAGACCCCAAGAAAGAAGGTAACGACTGGAACAAAAGTGCTTTATTATTGGGAGTTACTGCCACACCTAGCCGGAACGACAACAAGGGAATAGACCAAATATTTGACACAGTTGCTTTTGACTATGGCATTATTAAAGGTATAAAAAACAAATGGCTTTCACCCATTAGAGCTTGGAGAGTAAACACCGCCACAGACCTAGAAGGAATTAAAACAACGGCCGGAGACTTTAATCTTGGAGAATTAAGTCGGGCGGTCAACAATGAAGACAGAAACGCACTAATTATTTCAGCTTATAATAAAATTACACCCGGGAAACAAGCCTTGTGCTTTGCTGTAGATGTAGCACACGCAAAAGAACTGTCAAGGCGTTTCAATAAGGAAGGTATCAAGTCTGATGTCATAATCGGTGGACTAGAAGAAGACAAAAGGGCGCAGATACTCAAGGATTTTTCAGAAAAGAAAATACAAGTAGTGGTTAACTGCATGGTATTGACAGAAGGTTTTGATGAACCAAGTATTGAAACAATATTATTGGCTAGACCAACACAGTCGGGGATTTTGTTTCAACAGATGGTTGGACGAGGAACAAGACTATACAAAGGAAAAAAACATTTAACCGTTGTTGATTTTGTAGACAACACTTACAGACAAAGACTTCAAACAAGCTCATCCCTACTTGGTTTAGGAAGTGATATTGATTTTCAAGGAGAAGATATATTAATAGCTAAAGAAAAAATAGATAAACTATTAGACATAGCTCCAAATACAGACCTGTCCAAAATTGACATAAACAACATTGACTACAGCGTAGAAGAAATTGACATGATGTCCGGACTAAAAGTACCAGACGAAATCTCACCATTCACAAAGTTTGACTGGCATAGATACGACAAAGACACTTATAAGCTGGGAACCGGAGATAACCATGTCATGGTTCTTACCAGAAACATTACAGGACAATATATCTTCAAAACAGAATTCTATGACAAGGGAAAGGGTGAGAAAATGATTAGAGAGTTAGGGCAGTGGAAAGAACTAGACAAAGCCATTAAAGAGGTTGACAGCTATATCACCGAAAGCCACCCAGACAGCCTTAAGCTCATTAGAAACAATGCACCATGGAGAAAACAACCATTAACTATGCAACAAGAGCAGTTGCTTAGAAAATTTAGAGTCAATGAAGAAATACTCAAAGAGTTAAATAAAGGAGACGCCGCCAGACTTATAACAAGACTTATTAGTAGTAGAAAAAGATGGCAACCATGTAGGGGGGTGAAAAAATAAATGATAAACAAAATAAAAAAGATAAACAAATCAACAATCATAATTTATATTTTAGGATTCTTCCTAGGATGGTACCTCGCAATAACAACAAGAAGAATTATTAGCGTAAAAAAAGAAATAAGATTTGCAATAGAAAAACCACACTTGGTAAGAGGACTAAGAGAAAATTATGAATCAAACATCCAATTTTTAGAAGAAGGATTTGTTCCTTCCGAAGATGGAAATACCGACAGAGAGTTGATAGATGAAATCTTAAAACAATTCAAGACGGGAAAAATGTAACGCTCATTCTTGACAGAGCAATTAGACAAGTAAGAGCTTTGTACTTGAGGGACATATGGGCGAATGAAGTTCTAAATAAATATGGAAAAGAACACATAGAGTCTGCGATAAAATTGATTATGGCTGAGTCAGGATTCAATCCCTTTGCGAAAAACCCTTCTTCGGGGGCCTATGGACTTTGTCAAGCTCTCCCTGCCACAAAGATGGCGAGTGTTAGTGATGATTATTTGACAAATCCTATTAGTCAGATACAATGGTGTATAGATTATATTAAAAGATATGGCAATCCGACACTCGCATGGAAATTCTGGCAAGAAAACCACTGGTTTTAAAATTTGTGTTGTCTGTAAAAAGAAGTTTACAAAACCAAAGGGATATTCAAATAGACAATGGCACGATGTTAAGTGCTGTTGTAGAAAATGTTCTACAGTTTTAGCGTCAAAAAACAGGAAGAAACGAACAATCGACAAATACCTTAAAATGGGTATGAAAATTCCAGTTAATCCAACTGGTCTGTGTATGTGTGGTTGTGGGAAAAAAACAAGAATTTCTAAATGGAGTTCTTTTAAAGACAATACCATACAAGGACAGCATGTTTGTTATGTCAACGGACACGGAACAAGTAGTCATGCCAAAAAAAGTGGAGGATTAGGAAAATATGGATATGGAAGATATAAAAACTTTCAAGGCTACATCATAGTTAAGCTCGACACCTTATCAAAAAAAGAACAATCCTTATTCTCATCCATGAAAATAAATTATGCTGGAATGGAAGCTATTCCAGAACATCGCCTTGTAATGGCAAAAAAAATTGGAAAACCTCTAACTAGAAAAGAAAACGTTCACCACAAGAACGGACAACGGAAAGATAATAGAATAGAGAATTTAGAATTATGGATTACAGCTCAAGTGCCAGGAGTAAGAGTAAAAGATATTTGTAAACACTGTGGTGGAACCGGACTTGTTTAAAAAGGGTTTTTATGGTATAATTTTTCCATATAAGTCGGGCGCTGGGCGCAAGAAACACTCCAAACGTCTCTTCGCCGGGTTCAATTCCTGGACGACTTGCAATAAGCTATCTTAGCTCATCTGGTAGAGCAGTGGTTTTGTAAACCACAGGTGGCTGGTTCAAGCCCAGCAGATAGCTCCATTAAAATATGAACAAAAGAGGCGAAATAAGAAATAGAAAAAGTTTTTCCCAAGCCATACGTTTCACCGGCATGCAGTGGGGGAAAATAACCCCAACAGATATTGATTGTTTTTTAGATTTTGGAAATAAAGTTTTTGTGACTATAGAAAGTAAACATGAAAAAAAGGCGGTACCATTTGGTCAAAGATGGGCCATAGAACGTCTTGTAGATGGTCTAGAAGACAGCGGGAAGGTTTCAATGGGGGTCATTGCCCGACATTCTTTTAAAGACACCGAAGATGTTATTTTAAAGGATTGTAGAGTTGCAGAAATACGATTCAATAAAAAGTGGACAACAATAGACAAGGATACAACCGTTATGAAAGCAATAAACAAACTACTTAAAAAACACGCGCCGAAATATTTAGACTGAGAATAGTTTTCGATTTAAAAAGTTGAAAAGAAACATCCTGATTTTATATTTAAATGAGTAGTTGTGTAATTTTTCTGGACGGACACCCCAATTTCTATTTGGATTGTCCACATCCTTTAATCCAACGAGTTTAAAAACAAATTGAACAGGATAGTTTCTTCTAGAGAAAAACATATCTCCAGTAAGGGCAGCCTTGTTAAACCAACGATATTTCATATCATTAAAATTTCCACCTTTTTTCAAATCCATTAAAAGAAGGCCACCTTTGTATTCCTTGCGAGACAGTTTCTCTGTTGGATAAACTTTTTCAACAGCTTTAAATAGTTTCTTTTCTTCTTCAGTTATTTTTCTCATTTGTTTT